GATAGCAGGTATGAGCCAACATACGATGAAGAATTGGCAAAGGAAGAAGAATCTATCAAGGTTTTCAATGCCTTGGTAGTCCTTACAGACTATGATGGCTTTGCCCAAAAGGGCATGGAAGTATACTACGGCGATGACTATGAACACATGGTCACTGACCTAATGTATGACGAGATAAGCGATGCGACACACCTACCAGTGTGGGCAGTGCGTGACTATGCCCTTGATGCTTGTGAACTTATGCACATGCACGGCAAGTGGCACAGCAGAATCAATGGCATGTGGAAGGAATGGGATTATGCTTAAATTTGAAGTAGTAGATGGTGTTGTTCGTGGCTATGCCACGGCAGTGGTTGAGTTGTCTTTTGAGATGCCTGTGTATGAATTGCGTGAGTCTTACGAAGGCGAAGCGGAAACGGCAGAAGAATTTCTGGACTTGATTCGTGATGATATTCACAATGACATGGAAAGACACATTGAGAATTCGCTTGACAACCTTGGATATAGATGCGATGATGGCGTGAACTTGGACAGTAGCCAAACACCTGACATAAACCAGATGGAATTACACCTAGAAGTAGAGGAAGTAGAAGATGACGAAGTTTAAGATTGTTGATGGCGTGGCATCAGGATATGGACACGCTGGCGTTGAGTTTCTTTTCGAGATTGCATTAACAGATATGCAAATACCTAAAAGCAAAAACGAATATGTAGATGTAAGCGAATACATGGAAGAAGCCCTCGACCAAGCCATCAGAAAAGCCAAGAGGTATCTCTCCGACAGCTTAAAGGAATTTGGATATTATGGAAAAGACGAGGTGTCTATTGTAGAAACTAATTCAATAGACATCGGGGAAATTAACCTAAGTGAAATTGAAATAGAGGAAGTGTAAGATGAGTAAAGGCTGGAAACGCTTTGACCCTATGGAGTGTCTGACTGTAGGTGAAAGAGATGCTATCGCTGAGATTATCTATGATAACTTGATTGAAGCGGGGCATTCCCCATCAGACATAAATTGGGACATAACAGTGGAGTTTTACGATGACCCAGAAGACGAATAAACAAATGGTCATGGTGTCTTGCGAGACACTCACCGACCTACACCTTGCCGCATACAGTGGCATTGAACACGAGAAATATCCTAGTGTTTCCAATGACATAATTAAAGCACAGGAAGAAGCACGACAGGCTTTGTTTGCCTGTGGCTGGTGGCAACAAGGAGATGAGGAATAATGTATAACATATATGTGTCAGATTCGAGAGGTGAACACACCTATTACTTTGAGACATGGCGTGAGGTCGATGCTTTCGAGACTGCGCTCAACGAACTATGCACAGACGTTGCATGGGAAACCGAATGGGTAGAATTGGAGAAAACAAATGCCTAATCATTGCATGAATAACTTGACTATCAAATCAGACAACGCAGGATTTCTGCAAGACCTGATGAACGAGATGAAGATGGCCGAACATAACGAGGTCAGCTTCTTGTCTAAGCTAGTGCCATTCACGTCTGAGACAAACCACGAGTGGGACTATGACTGGTGTGTCAGAATGTGGGATACTAAGTGGGACATCTTTGATGTTGTCCACGCCTCGCTTGAAGGTGACACACTACACCTATGCTTCTCGACAGCATGGTCGCCGCCTATCGCCGCCCTTGTGCGTGGTGCTGTGACACATGACTACGAGTTCGAGCTACATTACTGCGAAGATGGTGTGGGCTTTGTCGGCTATGCCGAAGGCGACCCAGAAGCACACAGCGACATGTCGTTTGAGACATTCACAGAGACACACCCAGAGGACTACATTCCCGAAGATGTTCTTGATGAGTGGCCGCACCTTGTGTCTGACTGGGAGCAGTGGCAACAAGACAATGACCAAGAGGAGTTGGCAAATGCCTGAATACATGGAAGAAAAGCTACGGGACTGGCTAAGTGCTTGCCCGTATGCTGAATACACAGACGTGAACTACGTTGAGGAAGACAGCAGGGTTTACATTCTAAACGTAAGCCTTGCCATAGTAAAGGAATCAGAAGATGCCTGATGGATTTAGCGCAGACCTTATGACACTACTTACCAAGTATTGTGGCGACCAATGGGACTTTAATTGGGACGACTACGAGGATGGTAAGAAATACTTACGACTAACAATGAAATTCAAACAACGATACACGGAGGATTACGAATGATGCGAGCCATATTGATTGACCCGTTCACCCAAACGATTGAAGAAGTGGAATACTCAGGCGACTACAAGGACATCTATGCACTGATTCAGTGTGAGTTGTTCAGCACAGTGTATTGTCTTGAGGACACCTTGTTTGTCGATGACGAAGGACTATATGTAAAAGACCAGAGATACTTCAAGGTCGCTGGCTACCCGCAACCACTGGCAGGTCGTGGCCTACTGTTAGGCACGAATGAAGAAGGTGATAGCGTTGATGCAAAAGCAAAGCTGTCAGTCATTGAGAAGGTTATCGAGTGGTGTCCCGAAGGCATGTCTGTTGAACCACAGTTCGGCGTCATGGGTCTTGGAGATGACGACAACGAGTTGACAGACAAAGAGATTGTTGATATACTCTTGGGAGTTGAAAGGACGCTACACTAATGTTTGAAGCACCATTTACAATATCATACGTTGAGATGTTCATTGCGTTGGGCGTCTGGCTCAACACCACAATCAACGTATACAATTTTATGAAGGCGAAGAATGACAGAGACTAAGGACAGTGAGTTCGAGAAGATGAAACGCTTCTTGTATAGCGGTCAGCTATCACACAACCAACTGGTTGACTTCCTTGAGAAGCGACCACAACTTAAACAACAACTTAAAGAACACATCTTTAAGACTTACCGTGGAAGGAAATAACATGGCACGATACGAGTTGACATTCGTAATTGACACAGACCTAGAAAATGTAGGCGCACAACCTTGGTGGCCTATCATTGGCGAAGAACCCATGCCTGTTGAATGGCTTGAGTATATTATGGTGAGTAACCTAGAACCAGAGGAGTTTGTCTTGGACATTCAGTTCGAGGAGAACACAATCAACTTGATTGACCTGACAGGTGAGGCCAAAAAGATTGTTATGGAAGAAACCAAACCAAACCACCTATCATTAGTAGTAGACAACGAGGAAAATAATGACTAACAAACACACAAAAATGTTTAAGCCTTGGTATGAAGATAACATCCTAAGTCCTTGGAAAACAACGAGAGTTTCTGATAAGCGTTACGTATCTGAGAAGGTGCGGCACGTCAGGGCGAATGACTATGACCGCCTTGGTAAGGAATGGGAACGTGAGTTCATCTGGAACGAGGGGTATTGATTATGGATTTATTTGTAACGCCAATCATGTGTCTCGCACTTACAGTGTATCACGAGGCACGTAACCAAAGCACAGTCGGACAGCTTGCGGTAGCGCAGGTCGTGATGAATCGTGTGTCCGATGACCGCTTCCCCGATGACGTGTGCGCTGTCGTCAAGCAAGGCATCCACTGGCAGAGCAAGCCTGCACGAAACATGTGCCAGTTCAGCTTCTACTGCGATGGTATGTCTGACGAGCCACGCAACCTTACGGCATTCCAATATGCCTACGAGATTGCAGACGCTACGCTTGATGGATACCAAGATGGACTTCTTGAAGGCTCGACACACTATCACGCTGACTATGTTCATCCCGATTGGGCGAACCATCACACACGAATAGTGCAGATTGACAACCATATTTTTTACAGGTGGGATTGATGGACAGTAAATTAATTTTTATTATTTTATTTCTTTTGGGATATATATATATATTTAGTGGAGCATAAAGATGACTACAAACCTATGGGAAAAAAGTAAACGCTCTCTTTTTCGAGAGTTGTATCACCAGTATCTTGACGAGGGATACAATCAGAAAGAAGCAAAGAAGATGGCACGTGACGATGCCAACGAAGCATACGAAGAGGACATTGACTTTGCAATGAGTATATCTGAGCAGGAGTTTGAGGATTGAGCAAGTCTCTACGCAAACTAAAGAAAGAAAAAGACTTTCATGGCAGGCTATTCCATGACCAGGGCGAAGCCGCCCGATGGCTTGAGCGTATGCAGTTGAAGCATGGGTTCACCAGCCACGAGTATGGTAGCCAGCCGTGGAAGGCAGAAGACAATACATACTTAACGCTGGCATACTTACACAGGAGTAAGACAGATGGATGACAAACAGTTGAAGCGACACCGTGACTTAGTTCGCCGCCTGAAGCAAGAGCAAAGGCAAACAGCAGAGTGGCATGAAAAAAAACGCTTGACACTATCGAGGGGATGGAGTAGGTTTCATCCCATGGAGTTGACACGAAAGGAAAACGATGATGAGTAAAACAAAGAAGCAAAAACTAAAGGCAATTCGCCGCCGTGCCATTGCCAATCAGAACAACAGCGCAACCAAGAAGTCTATGTCAGACGCAATGAAAGAGGTTCAGAATGTTTAAGATGATGTATAAAACGGCTGGGTGTGGCCCCGCCTTTATGGAAAACGTGAAGGACAGGGAGGAGTTTCTACGCTTTCGTGCCTTGCTTGCGGAGAGCATGGGGTTCACCACAGAGAAAACTAACAACAAGCTTTTTATCTACGATAAAGGCAAAGAGTTCGGGGTATACTATGCAGAGTATCCAAATGGAAAATAATTCTAAAGTTATAAGCAGAGGTGAGTGTGGTTCTTGCGGCTCATCTGATGGCAATGTTCATTACGATGATGGTCATGCCTACTGCTTTGTTTGCGAGAAGTATACTGGTTCACCCAACGAAGAAGGATATACACCAATGCAACACAACGTATCTACAATACCTACACCACAGAACATGCAGGTAGCACGGCTGTCACAGGGACAGTTCGCACCCATCGCTGACCGTAGCATCAGCCTCGAAGCGGCTCGTGCATTCGGTGTCACACAGACAGACGGCAAGCACATCTACCCATACTACGACATCAAAGGCACACACGTTGCCAACAAGATTCGCACAGTAGCTACCAAGGAGTTTCATGCCGAAGGCTCTATGTCTCAAGGCACACTGTTCGGACAGCAGTTGTTCGGTCAGGCTGGCAAGTTCATCACGGTATGTGAGGGCGAGCTTGACGCACTGTCTGCCTATCAGATGATGGGTTGCAAGTGGCCTGTCGTGTCTGTTCGTAACGGCGCACAGTCAGCAGTCAAGGACTGTAAGGCACAGCTTGAGTGGCTTGCCAAGTTCGACAACATCGTGCTATGCTTTGACAATGACGAGCATGGTCAGGCGGCATCGTCTGCTGTGGCTCAGTTGTTCGAGCCTAACAAGTGCAAGGTGATGAAGCTGCGTGGCAAGGATGCTAACGAGTATCTCAAGCACGGCAGAGCAGAGGACTTTATCAAGTTGTTCTGGGAAGCACAGCCATACACACCAGCAGGTATCGTAAACCTCAAGGACTTCGATGGTCTATATGATACGGACGACAAGGTGTCTGTGCCTTACCCATATGAAGGATTGAACGAGATGCTGTATGGTATGCGAACAGGTGAGTTGATTACATTCACAGCAGGCACTGGTGCTGGTAAGTCTAGCATCATGCGAGAGCTTGAGCATCACCTACTCAACAACACCGAACACAACATCGGCATCATCAGCCTTGAAGAAAGTGTCAAGCAAACCATCTTCCACCTCATGTCTGTAGAAGCAAGCAAGCGTCTATACATTGAGGAGGTTCGTGATACGATTGCACCAGAGCAACTCAAGGCATACGAGGAAGCCACAGTAGGCACTGGTCGTGTCTTTGCATTCGACCACTTCGGTTCCATTGGGACTGACGAAATCTTATCCAAGATTCGCTACATGATTAAAGCTTTGGACTGCAAGTATATTATCCTTGACCACTTGTCCATCCTTGTGTC